TTTGCTTTCATTGTTAGCTATTTCCATATTGTACCACGCTGTATTTGCTGTTGCTTTTATCTGTGCTACTCTGTCGCTTAGACTTTCCCATTGATATTGTTCGTCCAGTTGTTTAATTCTGTTCTCTGTTTTTGTTAACAGTTCTTGCGCTTTTTTGTTCTTTATCCCTTGTGATAAATCACTTATTTGCATTTTTGTTAAGTCTGTGTCCACACCTTCTTTTTTGTCTGCATCTACGTTTAAGTTTCTTGCTTGCGCTTCTTTCAGTTTTATGTCTGCTGCTGTTTGCGCTGCTGCCACCATGTTGTCTATGTCCATTGGTTGCGGTGCTGGTGCATTTCCGCTTGCTGCGTTTCCCCCGCTTTGACTTCCTGTTGTTCCTCCTGCGCCCGACATTCCGTACATTAGCCCTGTGCTTAGTCCTGCTTCTTCAAGCATTGCTACTTGTGCCGGGAAGTTTGTCTTTTTCCACATTTCGTATTGCAGGTCTGATCCCTGTTTGTTCAGTTTTTGTTGGTGTCCGAATTGCAATCCCATCAGTTCTTTTTGATTTTCCATTGCGCGATCTTCTCTTTTGCGCTGTCCTATCATTGATAACATTGCTGTTGTTGCTCCTATTCCTGCGCTTGCTGCGCCATCCCATATACTCATGATTTCTTAGTTTTTAGTTAATTCTCTTAATATTTTCCTGTACGCTTCTTTTGTTACAGCGTTGTTTGTTTCGCTTATTACTCTTAGTATGTTTGTTATTACATACGCTTCTTCTACTGTTAAGTTTACTGTTATCATTTTTTCGCGTCTTTTTTGGTTAAAAAAGCGGCACGCCCCTTGGTAGTAATGAATAGACGCGTACCGCCTTCGGTACTGCCTGGCTTTCAGACAGATCGCTTGCCGTCTATGTACCGGCTTCGCCGCCCTCCTCTGCTGCCTTTGCGGCTTCTTCTTCTTGCTTTTTGATTTGATCGCTTCGTGCGATGATAGATTTCTCTATGCTTCCCATCGCTTCTGCTGCGACTTCCCATTTGTCTGATCTTATGTTATATGCGGGAATTACGCCTTCTTTTCTTTCTGTGTAGATTAGTGGCGATTCACTTCCTATCGGTTCGTTATTAGTCATGGCTCGCATGATTCTTGTTTCTAACGGTTCTCCGATTACTATTGGTATTGATTTCATTTGGCTTTTCGCCATTTTGTTTTGTTTATACGATTTCATTTTTTCTTTGTATTGCGTTTGTTAATAGTTTTATCCTTAGTCCTTCTAAGGCCATTTTTTCAAAGGGATTTATTTTGTCCTTTGTTAGCACTTTTGATATTCCGAGTGCTGCGTCTTTTGCTTCTTCGAGTGGCACTATTATTAGTACCACCCGTTCTTTTTCTTTCATGAGTTCGATTTGTTCATCTCTGCTCATATCTCTGTAACCCATTTTTCTATGGGTTTGGAATTACTTTTGCGCTCATTTTTCTGCGTGCTGTTATCCCTACTCCTATTTGTACCCAAAAGTTTTGCGCGTCCAGTTTTGTGTCTGCGAATATATGATTATATTTTGTTGGGTCAATGTATGTTGTTAGGTCTGAAAACGCTCCTGTTTGTGTGTCTGTTTCGTATCTCCTGTTATATGTCATAAACATTTCTTTATTTTGGTCTGCGAAATTTCCAAAACATTTTCCTACGCTTGTCATGTAGTTTATCCATGCTGGTTGCTTTCCGGCTGTGTTGTATGTTAATTCTCCGGTGTCGCTGTTTAGTACGGTGTTTGTCCATAACATTTGTTCTGTGATTAGGTCTTGGAATCCGATTTGGTCAAGGTCTGGTTTATGTAGGTCGTTAAATGTGTCGAGGTTCATATCCCAATCATTTCCCTGTGAGTAGTCAATTCTTGGTGTTATTGATACGATTCCCATTATATAACAGGGTTCATCTACCTTTATTTGCATTTTACCGCCTTTGTGTTTTTTTGTCAACACTCCTCTCCCGGCTAATGTTCCTAACGGCTGTCCGGTTTCTGCTATCTGTTGCGTGTCTGCTGTGCTTATTACTTCCTGAAACGCGATTTCTTTTATTAATGAGCCATGATATACTGGTGAGAATGTTGTTCTCGCTCTTTCGTGGTCATATACTGCGTCCAGCCAGTCGTCATAACTTCCCCCGCTTATTGCTACGTTGTTTAACAGTTTGTGGATTTTCTTTGCGAGGTTTAACGCATCTATTGTAAAACTTCCCCCGGAAGTATCTATTGATGTTACTTCGTTTATCCCTCCTGCTCCGTCTATCCAATCTGTGTTTAGCCAGTTGTTAAATAGGTCGCTTTGGTATGTTTTTAAACCTAATCCTTCTTGCGAGTATTGCATACTGTATGTTGCTTCCGCTCCTGCTCCTAATTGTGTCATTGGTAGTCCGTATGGTGCGGGTGATCCTACATCAATTACAAATTCTCCCGATGCGTAAGGCCATTGCAATATAGCTGTCCTCATATCATCTATGTTTGATAATGGGAATTCTTCTATATTTATTTGCGGATTTTCTTCGCCTCCTAATGGTGGTACGTTTTGATTTGGTACGTCCCATTCTACTGCTCCCACTTCTACTCCGTTGTACTGGCTACAGTTTAACGTGTTTGTTGCTTCGTCCCATATAATTTGGTTAAATGCTTCCGTTACGTTATAGTCTGTTCCGTTTATCGTTATTGTGCATTGTTCCGGGTCTGGCTCTAATGCTTCTGGTAAGAATACGAACGCAACTTCTGTTAATAGTGTTCCGGTATATATTATGGTGTTGTTTAGTATGTTATCTATAAATGCACCGTCTTCTGTTAAGTTTGCTGCTTGTACGGGTGCGCCTTGTAATGCGTTGTTTGATGTGTGTATTACAAAGCCCCTTTCTTCCTGTTTGTTAGCGTAATAATGTTTGTATGTGTCCCAATACATTACGAGTTTTAGCGCGTTGTATCTTCTTACTGCTGGGTTTGTGTTCCCTGTGATTCTTCCTAATCCGCTTACCCCCATGTATTTTATTAATGATGATGGGTTTACGTGTTCGTTGTCGTCGTACGTTTGTACGTAGTCCGCATGATTGTTTGTTCGTAGTTCCATTTTCGGGAAATATGCGTTTTCCATGTTATTCCCGATTTCAAGCATGTTAATCATTACACCTACGTTGTATAATCTCATAGGTATTTCAAATACGTCCATTTGCAGTTTGCAGCTTCCAAATAGCGGCCCGACTGTTGGTAACGTTTTTACGTCTGTGTTTAGGTCGATCTTTATTGTGTCCCCCGGTAGTCCTACCTTGAACATGAACGGTACGAGTGTGCCGACTGACATTGTTGTTCTAAATGGGAAACTTAGGTCATGTGTTGAGTATGGAAACTGATTTGTTGTTACGATTTGTTTCCCTCCTGCTCCGAGGCGTTTCCCGCCTAATGTGGTTTTCATAAATTTCTGTTTTAATTGTTATACATTCATTTTAGTTTGTTGCGGATTTTCATATTCCGCTGCTTTAGTGATCTTGTCGATCTCTTCTTTCTTTTCGATTAATATCATTATGACCTGTGTTAGTCTTTCCCATGATATTTTCGTTACTTCGTCTTCGGCTTCCATTTCTGATTCGTACCAGTCTGTTAGCCTGTTCTCTCCCATTATTCCGCAAAATTTTCCTTCTTTTCTTAATACGGAGAATGGTGTTCCTTCGATTACTGTTCTTTTGATTAGTTTGTCATCTGTTTTCTTATTTTTTTTTGACATGGTTTTTGTTTTAATTGTTGAACTTTATTGAACTCGAAAAGCGCCAATTTCTTAGCGCTTTATTTTCTTTTTCCCTTTAAGTCTTTTACAGATCGAAAGATGCTTCGATGTGTAGGCGTGTTGCTTTTTTCCTGATTTCTTCGAGTGTGTTGAAATCTTCTTCGGATATTAGTCCGGCCTTTTTGATTTGCATGTTGTTTTTTGCGAGTGCTTTAAGCGTGTAACTTACGCTTGTTGTTCTTTTCTTTGGCTTTACGATCTCTGCTTGTACTTCGATCTCTGTTGCTGCCGGGATGTTTCTTTCTCCCTTTTCGATCTTCTCTTTTGTTACCGCGTTTGCGGCTTTGTTCTGTTTTTCCATTTCTTTTGGTGACATGATTTTAAGTTTTTGTTATATGTTTGCGGGGTCTTTCCCCTTTTTTGTTATTGCTAATATACGACATTTTGCACCCCTTTGTCAAGTGTTTTCCTTACTTTAACATTTATTTAACATATCTTAACTTATTAGCCTTGTGGAGCTTGCGACACATGGTGTATAAAACCTGCTATCAATTATCGTCGCTGTGCGACACTACTGCAAGCCGTTGTCCCGGCTTGTACGAAATGCGAGGAAATCAGCATTTCCGAATTATCGTCGCTGTGCGACACCTTTGAAAGCATTTTTTAATCTTAACTTTGGCAGGAATTTTCTCCCGCTGTTCTCTTTTGTTGGCGGTTCTTTGTATGCTTTTTGCTTAATTTCCCTGCCCTTAATTTCTTTGCTGTACGCTTCTTCTTTTTCTTTTTCCTTAGCGTACCTTTCCAGCCTTTTAACGTTTCTCCTGTTGTTTTCCCATAGTCTTTTTTCTATGTCGATTTTATTATCCCCGTACCCCAGTGTTATATTTTTTTGCCTCATCTTTTTGAGCATGTTGTTATATTTGCTCTCATCTTCAGGCATTTTATATTTTATACCGTTTAGGTATTTTATACCTTTATCCATACTTTCTATCCATAATAACTCTTTTTCGTCTTCTGTGTATAGTTTGTTTCTGTAGTATGTTGGTAGCGGTAGCCTTAGCCCTTTTCTTGTTATGTATGTTTGATCCGTCCCTCCTTCCGGTTTAAATTTATTCCTTTTTGCGTCTTCTGTTTCGAGATACCCTTTTCCCATTCCTGGGCTTGTTAGCACTTTGCTTTTGTAATTTTTGTGTAGTTTATCAAGTTTACTAACGTATTTTACCACATAGTTAACCGTTCTTTCGTTTACGTACCCCTTTTTTCCTTTGCGTGTTTTTACTCCGTTTTCGTATTTTTCGTTACCTATTGTTATATGCCCGTATCCCCATCTTTCACTTATTACTTCTCCGCTTTCTTTCGTGAATATTATCCCGTGCATGTGTATGCGCTCTGTGTTCTTTTGCCCTAATTCTGTTACAAACCAGTGTTTTACGCTTTTGTCAAATTTTCTTCTCCATCTTTCGCAGAATCTTCTTACTGCTATTGTCGCTATTTCGTTTTCGAGGTTATACCCTGTTAAGTAGTTTGCCTCGTTTCTTCGCATTAGCCTGCTATTTCTCTTTGCGTCTTTTCTGATCGCTCTTTCTAATTTTATCAGTGATATATCACTGAAACTTAACGTTATGAATTTCCCTGTTGTGTCTGTTTTTATTTCTTCTGTTAGTCGTACTTGCCATTCCCTTGCTTTTTTCTTCCTGCATATCATACATCTATCGCAAGGTATTCCCGTTATTAACGTTCGTTGATCTTTTACCTTTGGTATAGCCCCTTCATTTTTCTTCGTCTTTTGGTATTTCTTATTGAGTTGATTTCGTTCGTGTAAGCACATTTTTACCTTTTTTCGGGAAAGAAACCTGACGCCTTTGTCATTAAAACGACAGGAACGCCATACTTGCTTTTCTTTCCGTCTTTAAATTGAGCGCGGCATAACCGCGCCCTTTTCTTTCTTTTTTATCTTTTCATATTTTGCCCTCTCATTTCTACGCCTGCTCCTATCGCTCTACTTAGTCCGTCAACTATTATCTTTTTTTCGTATAGTCCCAATCTTGCTTTTTCGAGTTCTGCCCATACTTTGGCCTCAAATTCGTTTATCGCGTTTGCGTGCTTTTTTGTTCCTATGTCGTCTATTGTTAGGCTTAGTCTTTCCCATTCCTGCGTTAACCTTACCCCGATTTCTCTTGTTTGTTCGCTTATCTGTTTACTTTTTAAGGTTTGGTTAATTAGTTCCCTTCCTAATAGTGCTATTTTTGTTTGCAATGTTCTTTCACTTAATTTGCTTTCATTGTTAGCTATTTCCATATTGTACCACGCTGTATTTGCTGTTGCTTTTATCTGTGCTACTCTGTCGCTTAGACTTTCCCATTGATATTGTTCGTCCAGTTGTTTAATTCTGTT